TCTCTAGCTGCTTCCATAGCTAGTTTAATAGCTGTGGTATCTTCTTCTGTCTGCAACTCAGCTACTTTTAGCTGTATATTAGCCGCTGCTTTAGCGTTGTCAGCTTCCATACGACCTTCTTGGAGACCGACATTCGCCCGTTTAGTCTCCATATCAAGCTGTAGCTTGGCCTTATCCATCTCCATATTATGCTGCAACTCTTGCTCTTTCATAGCGAGTTCTTTTTGCTGAATCTGCGTTAACGGATCAGCCTGTTGCTTGGCATTTTCTTCTGCTGCTACTTCGGCTTGATCCTTCTTGAGTAGCTGTCCTGCAGCTTGTGCGACTACCTTAGACAACTCGCGTTCCACCTCTTCTGGTAGTGGCTCATCTTGGTCAGGTAGTTCTGTGCCTAGCTGTGCTTCGATCTCTTTGCGATACTGCAGTGCTACGTGTTCTGTGATGTGTGACTGCATTGCGGCTGAGATAGCCCCTGCAAACGGTGACTGTCCTACAATCTGCTGTATCTTGGGGTCTTGTAGTGCTGCCATGTGAGTCATAATATGCGCTTCGTGATCTTGATACGAGAACGCCTTTACTGGCTCTTGCTTCATTATAGACATGTTCTCAGATACAGGATCAGCGGGTTTGATATCTTCAGGTAATTTAATGATCTCGTCTGCGTCTGGGATGCCCAACACTTCAAGCATCTGGCGGTGTAACTTGCCTAGATCATATAGCTGCGGAGCTTGCTGTGATAGCTGTAGAGCCGCTTGGTACTGCATAATCCGCTGCGCCATAGTAGCGGCGTTAGGGTCAGACACAGGAACTACGTCTACACGCCCATCAAAGTCTTCTACTCTGTCGGCAGGTTCGTCCATCTCATACGCGTACTCAGACGGCATATAGTCATGTACGATACGCGCTAGGATGCGTAGCTCTTCCTTCATAGCGGCGTGTAGGCGCGCTTGTACGCCTGACATAACCTTCATAGACCGTTCCATAAGCGCCAGTGTGGTGCCTACAGGAGCCTGTGCGTTCATATCTCCTACCTGCATGTCTCCTACAGAGCCAATGCGCCGTCCTTCTTCAACTACGTTGTTAAGAAGCGTATACAGAACCTGTGACGGCTCTTTATAGGGTAGGAACGTGATAGAGTCCTTAATAGCGCCGCCCGGAACGTCAACATCTCTAAATTCTCCGGGCATAAGTGGTGTGTTATCACCCTTAATACGCATACCACGAGACTTTAGACCTGCGGGTAGGTTAGATAGTGTTCCAGCGTCAATAAGCTGCCGCATGATGGACGTAGCGGACTTTGCCAACCCACCTATAGTGTGAATCAGCCCTGTGCCATAGAAGCCCATTCCCGGTAGGTACGGGTAATGTACGAAATGGCTACGCTTACGGCGCTTTTCGTCTTCTTCGTACCAATTTCTACGTATCGCTAAGACAGTACGTGAAGATTTGTCCATTGTAATTACAAATGGGAGCGCCAGACCATCAGGATCGTCAAATGGCTCGGGCAAAATGATATCTACGTGCATTTCCAACAGCGTGTGACGTGGGTCATCACTATATACGGGGCTTGTCCCGTCCATTTCGTTGTATTTCTCTTCAATGTCCGTAACATCACGCGTAGGCTCGGGTAAATCTACGTCAAGGTAGAACCCGCTCACCTGTAATGCGCGTATTTCTTCGTAAGTCTTCTTCATAACGTGCGTATAGCGGGGGCAGGTACGTAGATTAGACGCTCCGTAGGATGCTACAAAGTCTTCGGCTGGTACAAATACAGAAACAGGGCGTTCTAGGATAGGATCGTAGTAAATCTTCTTAAACGCTGACCCTGCCAGTGGCAGTTTAAACAGCATCTGCTCCATCTCATTACGGTAGTCGGGCATTTCCTCCGTTATGAGGTAGTTTAGCTCTGTCTGTACACGCTGAGATTGTTTAAACTTCTCAGGAGTCATCTTGCCAACAATCTTAGACTTAACTGGCCCAGATGCTGGCATTAATTCGCTCATAGCTTGTGCTTGGAACCGCACTACAGCTTCAGTAAGCATAGGATGGTACACCCCAGACGCTCCCTGCCAAGGTTGTGCGCGGTCTTCGACCTTCATACCCAGCAAATCTAGGCCGTTAATATAAGATGTGGCCCATTCTTTGCGTGAGGTGCGGTCATTGTCAAAGTCTTCAACCAAATCAGAGGCCATACCTTCCAGCATACCGTCTTCAATGTATTCTGCTAGGTTAGCATCGTGGTCTTCTATAGCAGCGTCAGCCTCGGTAGCTGTAGTTACGGACCCAAACTCTATTACTACAGACCCGTCTTCCATCGCTGTTTCAGTAGCATCTTCTACTTCTACTTCTATGTCTGGGCCTTCGCCTAGCAACTCGACCTCATTGGGAGTCATCATTTTTTCAATCGCCATGTCGGGCCTCGCTACGGTGTTTCTTTTGTAATTCTAACATATAAATGTTCTTTTGTCGATGTGAGGGTGCCCTATAGGTTGGGAGGAAACCCAGAACACCCCCACGGGACGCGGCCAGCGTCCTGAAGATGTAGTACCAAAACTCACTTGGCAATGCTAGCATCTTAATAATACTCCGCTCTCTGTGGTATTTCAGGCTCATCGTCCCACACATCGGTAGGTAGTCGTATGAACCCGCCCTGTCTGAAACGCAACAACGCCATAACTGTAGAGTCAACTTGGTCATCGTTAGACATAAACGGAAACCCAGCTAACTCTTCGACTAACTCTTCTGCCCAGCGTTTAGGCGGAACCCAGCATAACTCTGACCGTATGATATCGGCTACAGAGTTAAGACGTGCCATCTTATCCCCAGACCCACGGTGCGGTGTGTACTCTTGTACGGGCAGGTCCATACGTCTCATCTCTTGATACAACGCTGAACCAGATGACTTCTTCTCCACGATAAACGCGTCTGGTTCCCAATCATGGTATTCACGTACTGCTAGCTCTTTAAGCTCAGGAAACTCCATCCGCTCCTTGATAGCATTTAGCAGGATAATGTTGTGCATCTCCTCTTCTTCGTTGAAGAACACACCCCACGTAGTCAGCGATGTAAAGTCAGCACGATTATGTTTCTCGGCTGCTGCGTCTAGGGACATTATAATATACTCGCAATCGGGCGGATCATCGTCTGCCCATATCCGCCACCACTCACGCTTGACGATTGACGCCTCTTCTGCCGTAGGTGTCTGCTGATACTGAGAGTTCCACTGAAACGCTGGCATAGAAGCCTTTGTGCGTAGCAGCGCCTCTAAGTTAAAGAACTCAGGCCACAGGGGTTTCTGTATCGGTTTACCCTCTGCGTCCTCTGACTCTAAGATGGCGGGAAACTCTACAATCTGAAACTGATCTGAGTTCTCGTTCTTCACCATGTCAGATGTTACGCGGCCTGTAAGATCATCCATGTGCCAGCGCGTTTGAATAATCGCTACTCTACCTCCCGGCATAAGACGAGTACGCGCACCAAAGGTGTACCACTCGTAAGCCTTTGCAAACACGGAGAAGTTGCCGTTGATAACATCCTGTTCTGAGTGGGGGTCATCAATGAGCAAGAGGTCAGCACCCCGACCAGCAAGAGCAGAACCAACACCACACGCATAATACTCACCACCAAAATTCGTGTTCCACCGTCCCGCAGACTTGCTATCTACCGCTAGCTTAACTGTGGGGAATATATCTTTATACTCATCTAGCGATATGAGGTTACGTACCTTACGCCCGAAGTCTACCGCTAGGTCAGTGGTGTGAGACACCATCATAACCTTCTTGTTGGGGTTACGGCCTAAGAACCATGCGGGGAAGTATATAGATACTAGCTGAGACTTACCGTGACGTGGGGGTATGTTGACACAGATACGATCTTCGTCTCCTGCCTCAATAGCCATAAGTAAGTCAGCCAACACGCGGTGGTGTCTGCCAACTATATAGTCGGACTGCATCCGCTTGCAGAACTCTATGAGGTCATCATAGGCTGTCTGGTTGCGTTTGCGTATACCTAGCTCTTCAACCAGCTTATCAATCTCGGCTATTTCTTCGTCTGAGAAGCTATCTAGGTTGTCCAGCATGTGCTGAACCTCGTCTTCAGAGAAGGCGTTATCCTTCATCGTCTAACCCTAGCT